TCAGGCACTATCGATGAAGGCATTCTTAGCAATATATCTGATATAAATACTAAAGACCTTATCTCTTCATTGAAAGAGAAAGATTGGAAGAAGATGCGTCAGTGGGTTGCTAACAATGTTGATACTGATCCTCAAGGCATTTTCCGTTACATTTATGATTCGTTGCTTCCTGAGATTAAAACAATCCCTCAAATGGTTTTGTTGATTGCTGATTATCAATACAAGGCAGCATTCGTAGCAGATCAGGAAATTAACCTCACTGCTTGTCTAACTGAAATCATGGCAAGCATACAGTTTAAGGACTAATAAATGAAATGGCCAAGAAACGAAACTCAAATTAAAATCAGACTCGTTTTCAAATCAGGACACACGCATGATATGTGGATTAAAGATTTGAAAATGACACCCGAGGGTAATTTAGAGTGGGAACATCTTGAGGACGACAACTCTTTGCTTGAGTTTTCTCCCGATGAGATTGCTGCAATTATAAGAGTTGGTAGTAGGACTAAAACAGTCTGGGAATAAATTATGAGTTTTCTTGAAGAATTGGGACCTCCTGTCGAAGTAGTCGATGAGAAATCTTTTGAAGTAAAAAATAAAAAGATAAGTCCGTTTGATTTTGCTAACAGTATCAGTTTCACAAAAGAGAATCTTATCGTAGACGAAGCTACAGAGAAAGAGTACAATCCTTTCATTGTGAATCGTGCGCTAGGATTTTCTGCTGATACTACTATCCCTGCAAACGAAATGAACTCTCGTCCCCACATAGATAGTAAGATGCAGTATGACTTTCTATGTGCGGTCGTTCGCAAAAGTAAACGATACAACAAATGGATTAAGTCTGAAGAAGAAAATTTAGATGCAGTTCAAGAATATTTTGGTTATAGTTTCAACAAAGCGAAAGAAGCCTTGAGAATTCTATCTGATGACGATGTTCTCAAGATTAAAGACTATCTTGCCAGATCAAAGGGTGGTAATCTGTAAAGTTATAAATACAATCAGTTGTAATTATAATAATAAGGTAGATTGAAATGACTGACCAAGATGATTTCTTTAACATTGATTACGAAGGCTATGAACCTTTGGAAATCCTGTTAGAAGATCCTGAAAACTTCTTAAAAATTAAAGAGACTCTTTCTCGTATAGGAGTGGCGTCAAAAAAGGACAATACTTTATATCAGTCCTGCCATATCCTACACAAGCAAGGTAGATACTTCATTACCCATTTTAAAGAGCTATTTGCCCTTGATGGTAAAGAAGCAGATTTTACTGAAAATGATATCGCTAGAAGAAATACGATAGGCAAGCTCCTACAAGAATGGGGCTTAGTTAAAATTAAGAATGACGTTGACCTAGTAACTTGTCCTATGAGTCAAGTTAAGATTATTTCATACAAAGATAAAAAAGACTGGAACCTAGTTCCTAAGTATAACATAGGTAAGAAGCGATAGATTATGCTTAACAATAAGCGAGTGTTTCCCTACTTGTTGCTTTTAGGACAAGTAGTGGCGATACTTTCAACGAGTTTAATGCTCAATGCTACACCATGGCAATGGGCAATAACTCTTGGCGTTTATTGTTGTATGATGATTAGTGTGACTATAGGATACCATCGTCTAGCCTCTCATCGTGCGTTCAATTGCCCTCCTTGGCTTAGAAACATACTTCTATTTTTTGCTGGCATTCCATTCTATGGGCCTGCGATGGTATGGGTAGCGAATCATCGTGAGCACCATAGATACTCAGACACAGATAAAGATCCTCACAGTCCTCACTTTAAAGGCTGGTTCAGAAGCTACTTTCTACAAGTTTTATCGCCAATACAATTGAAGTATGTACGAGATTTATTAAGACAGGATGCATACAGAAAGCAGACTAAGTATTACTGGCACATCATAGCAGCGTATGCAGGTATTTTATATTTAATAGATCCGTTTGCTGTTGTATATGCTTATCTAGCACCTGCAGGATTCAGTAAACTCATAGGAAGTTTTGTGTTCAGTTACTCACACAGAAACAGAGTAGCAAATGATGACTTCTGGCTAGGTATGCTAACTTTTGGCGAAGGTTTTCACAAACTGCATCACGAAAAAGCAGCCGTACACAGATGGCATAAGTATGATTTAGGTGGAATGTTAATAGAAACTATTGACAACACAAAAAAAGTTTAGTATTATAGTTAAATGATGTATAAATAACAGTGCTGATGGCAAGTCGTCAGTGAAGTCCGTCTAGTCTATAGTAAGGATAGAGCGGGCTTGTTATTAGCACCACCCGAGACGCCGCAAGGGTCTCACACATAAAACTCGCTTAATAGGAGAAGCAAAATGGTAACTCGTAAGTTTACTGCGGCAGATGTCGCTGATATTTTTGATAATGTTCGTCCATTCACAGTGGGCTTTGATAAGATGTTTCACAACTTGGAAACTGTTTCCGAGATCGCAAGCAACTATCCCCCCTACAACATTGTCAAAACTACAGATGAAGAGTTTGTCATCGAGATTGCGGCTGCTGGTTTTACAAAGGATGAATTCAACATCCATGTAGTACCAGAAGGCAACAAACTTGTTGTACAAGGTGTTCAAGATCGTGGAGAAGACAAAAAAGAGTACTATCACAAAGGAATTGCAGCACGAAACTTCACTCGTACTTTTGCATTAACAGAAGATGTCGAAGTGACAGGTGCGGACTTCGTTGATGGTATGTTGAATATTTCTCTTGTAAGGATTATACCTGAAGAGAAGAAACCCAAAGAGATCAAGGTGAAATAAAATGGAATTGAAAGGCTCACAAACTGAACAAGCACTCAAAGATGCATTTGCAGGTGAAAGTAAAGCGAATAGACGGTATCTGTATTTTGCTACTATGTGTGATATTCAAGGCGAGCCAGATGTTGCAGCAATATTCCGTAGTACGGGTGAAGGCGAAACAGGTCACGCACACGGACACATGGAATATCTGATTGATGGAGGCAGCGGCGACCCAGAAACAGGGTTGCCCGCTGCAACTGTTCGAGAGGCGTTAGAGTCAGCAATTGCTGGAGAGACACACGAGTATACTGATATGTATCCTGGTATGGCTAAGACAGCAAGAGACGAGGGCTTTGATGAGATTGCAGACTGGTTTGAAACTCTAGCAAAAGCAGAAAGAAGCCACGCTAATAAATTTAAGAAGACACTTGATAGCCTAGAAGGCTAAAGGAAGTTATATTATGGCCGATGTACAAATTATTAAACTCTCTTCAGGAGAAGACATCATTGGTGCTGTCACCGAGGTAACTCTCGAAGCAGGTCGAATGATTCAAATTGAAAAACCATGTTATATCATGATGCGTCCTAAACCTGAGAATGAGAACGAATTTGTACTCGGCCTCACTCCTTACGCTCCTTATGCGAAAGGACATGTAGTACCAATCATGCCCGCTCATGTAGTATCTGTGTTTACCCCTAGTACAGACTTGCTCAATGCATACAATCAACGATACGGCAGTGGTCTAGTAGTACCAGACGATAACATCGCAAAAGCACCACCTAAGCAAATCATTACAGGTTAGATTGTGAAAATTTTTGTTTCACCTACCAATACAAAATTTATAATAAATGATAGGTCAGATGTAATTTATGATGTTCTTCAAGAAAACTCTTTTTTTGATGCTCATAATATACAAGCGGCTATAAATCATCTTAAAGATAATACAGGAATTGTTCTAGACATTGGTGCAAATATAGGTACATTTTGTTGTGAAATAGCTTCGATATTTCCTAGTTACACAATACATGCATTTGAGCCAGTGTCTCTTACTTTTTCTGAATTAGAGGAAAACATAAAACTAAATAATTTTAAAAATATTGTAACTCATAACATAGGGATCTCTGATAACTCAGGAGTAGTTGAAGGACAAACTCCACACATAAAAGGTTCTTTTGGACATATCACTCTTTCAGAACAAGTCGAAAAACTTCGATCTAACAATGTTATACATAATAAGACTTCATACAAAGTTGCTACGCTAGATTCTTTTAATTTTGAAGACGTTTCTTTGATTAAAATAGATGTAGAGGGAATGGAATATGAAGTATTTTTAGGAGCAGTTGACACAATAAAAAAGTGCCGGCCTGTTATAATTTTTGAAGCATGGAATAGAGATTGGTTTTATGAGAAAAGAAAAAAACTTTTAGAATTTGTACAAAGTTTAGACTATACAATAACCCCTATGGGCGATGATAATATAGCTATTCCTAAGCAAATCATTACAGGATAGATTATGTACGAATATAGAGCAACAATAATTAAAGTAGTAGACGGTGACACTGTAGACGTTGACATCGATCTAGGGTTCGGTGTATGGTTGAAAGATGAACGTGTACGCATCATGGGCATCGATACACCAGAGTCACGCACTAGGGACAAGGTAGAAAAGAAGTTTGGTTTAGCTGCTAAAGCTAGATTGAAGTCCCTGTTAGGCAAGACAGCGGTGCTAAAGACGAGAGTGGCAAAAGACGGCGAGGACATGAAAGGTAAGTTCGGTCGTATCTTAGGCGACTTCGAAGTCTACTATGCAGCAGAAGACCGATACTGCCTAGCCGGTGAGGTTCTAATCAAAGAAGGACATGCTGTACTGTACGAAGGTCAATCTAAAGATGATGTACAGGAACAACACATGGTCAACCGCCAACGACTTATTGCCGAAGGGGTAGTATCCGTCTGATTTTTCTCTACGTGCGTATAGAGTTTTTGAACGATCGATATAACTTGACATTCTTTTTTCTTTATGTTATGATTTTATTTAATTTATTATTAGTAGGTGAAAACATTGAAGCCAGATGTAAAAGAATCAGCAGCATACGATAATTATCTCGAAAAAGATGTGCGATTAAATGACGATTATACTATGTCACTTGATCGCTTTTTTGGCGATGAGATTCCTGTGCCCCTTCCTCCTAAAGTCAAGACTAAAGAAGAAGTGGCAGGCGTCTATAAAGTTCTTTATGTTCATTTTCGCAATGTTGATGACATGGCAGAATTTTGTGAATTGATTGGACAAATGATAGATTATAAGACCAAAGTTATAAACTATCCCGCAGAGCCAGAAGTAAAACTCTTTGAAGATGAAGAAACTACAGTAAAGATTGACAAATCTCTTCTAATTCCAAAAACCACTGTAAAAGATACTTCTAAACTAGAAATAGAGATAGAAGATGCGGTTGTCGATGTCAATTCAAAATGGAAAGATCATTGGATTGATATGCCAGAATATGAACAAAACGATGCTCCTGCATTTAGAACTATTCATGTTCATTTTAGAGATGAAGAGAATTATCAAAAGTTTGCTAAAATTATTGGTCAAGAGTTGACAGCTAAGACTAATTCGACTTGGCATCCACGACTCAATGTTACTAAAAATATGTTACTTAGATGGGTAGATGAGGCTGAACCCAAGCCCTTGCGACATCCTATGTACATTGTTTCTAAAGGTCGTGCTGATACAATGATTACTTCAAGATCATTGTCTCGTATGAAAATTCCACATTACATAATCATTGAGCCACAAGATGAAGCGCCGTATGAGGCTGCATTAGATAATTTTGGTATTCGTGACTATGTGACATTGCTAGTTGCTCCATTTTCTAATCACGGAGATGGTCCTGGTCGTGCTAGAAACTGGGCATGGGATCATTCTATCAGTATGGGAGCAACATGGCATTGGGTACTTGACGACAATCTAGCAGACTTCTATCGCTTGCATCAAAACGAAAGAATCAGATTTGAGAGTTCTACTGGTTTTCGTGTGATGGAAGATTTCTGTGACAGATACGAGAATGTTTACATTGCAGGACCTCAATACAGATTCTTCATTGCTCCGAATCAATCGTATCCTCCATTTGTAGCAAACACAAGAATTTATTCTTGTCTGTTAATTCGCAATGACTGCAAACACAGATGGCGTGGCAGATATAACGAAGATACTGATATCTGTCTCCGAGTAATGAAAGACGGCGATGTATGTCTGCAATTCAATGCCTTCATGCAAGGTAAGATGGCAACACAAACAGTAGCTGGTGGTAACACAGCAGAGTTCTATCATGCAGAAAACAGTGAGGCAATTAATGAGGAAGGCTATAACACAGATGGCACAATCAATAAGTCTCAGATGCTTGCAGATATGCATCCCGATGTTGCTAGGGTTGTATGGAGATATGGACGATGGCATCATCATGTAAATTATAATCCATTTAAGAAAAACAAATTGAAATTGAAAAAGAACCTCAATTTGCCTAAAACAGTTAATACCTACGGAATGATACTGGACAGAAATTTCAAGGGATGATAAAAGACTTGACAAATAACTCCCTTTCATGTATGATAGTCTAAATGATAGGGAGTTATTATGTTTTACACTTACGCTAGACACTACGGCAACAAAATTCTTTACAGAGGCATTAGCGAGAAAGGCAACAGAATTCAAAAGTCTGATGAATTCTCTCCTACTCTGTTTGTTCATTCTGATAAGCCAAGCGAATACCGATCCATGACAGGCGAATCTGTTTCGCCAATAAAATTCAGCACCAACAAAGAAGCCTCTGAATTTGTCGATAACTACTCTGATGTTTCTAACTTTCCTATTTACGGTCAAACGCAATATAACTATCAGTATTTGACAGAGAAGTTTCCTGAAGCTATTCAGTGGGATCAATCTCAAATCAAAATATTTTCACTAGATATTGAGACAACAACTGAACATGGCTTTCCTGATGTGTTCAATCCTCTTGAACAAGTAACATTGATTACGGTACAAGACGCATACACCAAAAAGATCATAACTTGGGGTTGCGGCGAATATACTCCTACTGAACATACTGAACATCTAAATGTAGATTATCGATATTGCTCAAACGAAAAAGATTTGTTGCAACAATTTTGTAATTGGTGGGCAAACAATCCTCCTGATGTTGTTACTGGCTGGAACATAGAACTGTTCGATATGCCGTATCTTGTTGTCAGAGTAGACAAACTCTTCGATGAGAAAATGAAAAAAGCATTTAGCCCCTTTAATCTTATTAACAAAAAAATTGTTACAATGGGCAATCGTGAATATATGAGATATGATATATGGGGTATTGCTCAACTTGATTATCTCAATCTCTACAAGAAATTTACTTATATTACTCGTGAATCTTATAAGCTAGACTTTATCGCTGAAGTCGAACTTGGACATAAAAAGCTAGAAAATCCTCATGAGTCATTCAAAGATTTTTATGAGAAAGATTGGAATCTGTTCGTAGAATATAACATCATAGATACTGTACTTGTTGACGAGTTAGAAGACAAACTCAAATTGATTGAACTTTGTCTGACTATGGCATACGATGCTAAGATGAACTACTCTGATGTGGCCTCGCCAGTAAAGACTTGGGACTGCTTGTTGTACAATCATCTGTGGGAACAGAAAGTTGTATTTGGTCAAAAAAGCATGAAACAAAGCAGAAGTATTGCTGGTGCCTATGTGCAAGAGCCTGTTCCTGGTCAATATGAATGGGTAGAAAGTTTTGACGCCACTTCCCTGTATCCTTCTATCATCATGCAGTATAATATGTCACCAGAAACTCTCGTGCAGGGAGAGATATATGATGTGACGGTGGACGGCATGCTTGAAAGAAAGTATGACTTTGATGGTAAATACGCTGTAGCTGCAAACGGTCAGTGTTTTACTAGAGATAAACTAGGCTACATGCCCGAGATTGTACAGAAGTTTTTTGACGACAGACAAAAATATAAAAAACTGATGAAGACAGCCGAGCAAAATTATGTAGACACGAAAGATCCCAAGTACAAGAATGAGATTGCAAAGTACAACAACTTTCAAATGGCGAGAAAAATTCAGCTTAACTCTCTTTATGGTGCGATGGCAAACGAGTACTTTCGATTCTATGATGACAGAATTGCAGAAGGTATCACTCTCACTGGCCAGTATATCATTCGTGCTACCGCTTCTGCGCTAGATACTTTCGTAAATAAGATTGTTGGCACTAAAGATGAGATGTACAGTTTTTATTCTGATACTGACTCATGCTACATCACACTCAAAGCTGTGGTAGATAAGTTTTTTGCTGATAAAGACAAAGACAAGTTGATTGACATTCTAGACAAGATTGGTAGTGAGCAGATAGAGCCTTGCATATCAAAGGCAATGGATTCATTAGTAGAATATACTCATGCTTATGAGAAAAAAATATTCTTTAAGCGAGAAGCAATTGCAGACAAGGCAATTTGGATTGCTAAAAAGCGTTATGCAATGACTGTGTATGATGATGAAGGCACAAGATATACAGAACCAAAGCTAAAAGTCATGGGTCTTGAGATTGTTCGATCTTCTACTCCTGCGCCAGTTCGAGAGAGTTTAAAGGAAGCAGTTAGGCTTACTCTCACTACCGATGAAAAGACTTTGCAAAACTTTATAGAAAAGACTCGCAAAGACTTTAAACAAATGAGTGCTGAAGATATTGCTTTTCCTAGAGGCTGCAATAATTTACAAAAGTATACTAGCAACTCAGACATTTATGCAAAAGGCACCCCTATGCATGTTCGTGGCAGTCTTCTTTATAATCATTATCTGAAAAAGTATAAAATAACTCAAAAATACGAATTGATCCAAGAAGGAGATAAAATTAAATTTTTGTATCTAAAAGAACCCAACACTTTACGTGAGAATTGTATATCTTTCAATAGCAAAATACCACCAGAGTTTGATATACACAGATATATAGATTACGACTTGATGTTTCAAAAAGCATTCTTGGATCCAATGGACACAATTGTAAAGTCTCTCGGGTGGGAAACAGAATATAAAAACACTCTTGAGGACTTATTTTCATGAACGTAGCAATTATTGGTCACGGCTTTGTTGGTAAAGCTACAGAATATCTTTTACAGAAAACAAATTGTAATATTCAAATTCATGATCCAGCAAAAGATTTATATTGTGATTTTGATTCAGTAGAATATGCGTTTGTCTGTGTTCCTACTCCTACTACAGGAAACGAGCTAGACATTAGCATACTACAATCAGTTTACGAAGAGTATAAGGACGTATGTCAGCTAGTTATTCGTAGTACTATCGGACCTGAGCAAGTAGAACTGTTTCCTCAAGCGTACATTATGCCGGAGTTTCTAAGAGAAAGATGCTGGAAAGTTGACGTTGACGATCCTCAGTTGCCTTTGATTATCGGCATGAAAGAAACTGACGATGAACTAGTAGAACTGTTTGAGAATGTAAACAAGCCCGTGAATATTTGTCAGCCGAAAGAAGCAAGTATGTTCAAACTGATGCGAAACGCAGCACTAGCAATGCGAGTAGCAGTCGCTAACGAATTCTATGAAATATGTCAGAGAGAAAACGTAGATTATTCCTTTGTGTCTAATCTTCTATCCCAGGATTCTTGGACAGGAGGAACTCATTGGGACGTTCCTGGTCCAGACGGAAAATTAGGTTTCGGTGGTAGTTGTTTTCCTAAAGACTTGACACATATGAAAACTCTGTGTTATAATGATTTAAATATTTTTGACACAGCTTTAAAAATTAATGATGAACGGAGAAAGTAAATGAGCTTAATGGAAAGATTGAAAAAGAATAGCACGATTAAAGATACAGCTATTCTAACCGAATCAAAATTCTTCACTACAAAAGATTTGATTCAAACATCAGTGCCTGCCTTGAATGTAGCACTCAGTGGTCGCCTAGACGGTGGTCTTACTCCTGGACTTACAGTATTCGCAGGTCCTTCGAAGCACTTCAAGACAGCGTTCTCTCTTTTACTTGCGAAGTCTTATCTAGAGAAGTATGACGATGCTGTTGTTTTGTTCTACGATTCAGAGTTTGGTACTCCTCAGGCATACTTCGACACTTTCAACATCGATACTAGCCGAGTTGTTCACACTCCTATCACAGACATTGAGCAGTTGAAGCACGATGTAATGTCTCAGATGAATGGCATTGAACGTGGTGACCATGTGATTGTGATTGTAGATTCTGTAGGTAATCTGGCATCGAAGAAAGAAGTTGAAGACGCACTTGACGGTAAGTCAGTAGCAGACATGACACGAGCAAAGCAGATGAAGTCACTGTTCCGAATGGTTACTCCTCATTTGACAATCAAAGACATTCCTATGGTAGTTGTGAATCACACTTATCAAACTATGGAAATGTTCAGTAAGGCAGTCGTATCAGGTGGTACAGGCATCTACTACTCAGCAGATAACATCTACATCATCGGTCGTCAGCAAGAAAAGACTGGTCAAGACTTGACAGGCTATAACTTTATTATCAATGTTGAGAAGTCTCGTTTCGTTCGTGAGAAGTCTAAGATTCCTGTTGAAGTATCATTCGAAGGTGGTATCAGCAAGTGGTCAGGACTTCTTGACATGGCAATGGAATCAGGTCATGTTATCAAGCCAAGCAACGGTTGGTATCAGAGAGTTGATATGTCTACTGGCGAAGCAGTAGAACCTAAAGCACGAAAGACTGATACATACAAGAAAGATTTCTGGTTGCCTATTCTGTCAGATCAAACATTCATCGACTGGATTTCAAAGCGATACACAATCTCAAGTTCAGATGGTATCATGAAAGAAGAAATCACAGAGGAAGATATTGCAGATGTTTACGAAGCGATTGAAGACTAAAGGCGCATGTGATCGTTGTCAATCAACGATTTACGAAAACGATGCAGCAGTGTGCTTTCACACAGATACGGAAGAATTGTATCTGTGTGAGGCATGTGTAGAAACAATCCGTGAAGAATTTATTAAGGAAGACCTTTGCAACAATCAATAGAACAAATTATTTTATCTAATCTTTGTTACAATGAAGAGTATTTGAGGAAGGTTATTCCTTTTCTCAAGCCTGAATATTTTTCTAGAAACGAGGACAGAATAGTCTTCAACAAGATAGCAACACACACTGAAACTTATAACGCTGCGCCTTCGAAGCAAGCTCTTATGATTGCGGTGACAGAAGATAAAGCTGTTACTGAAAGTGAATTCAGTGAAATACAAGCTATCGTTGAAACACTAGACACAGAAGATGCAGACAGCCAATGGCTTCTAGACGAGACTGAAAAGTTTTGTAAAGACAAAGCACTTTACAATGCCGTGATGGAAAGCATTGGTATCCTTGATGGCAGAAACAAAGACCTCAGTAAAGATGCTATGCCTAGTATTCTATCAGAAGCATTGAGCGTAGGCTTTGATAACAATGTAGGTCATGACTACATCGAAAATGCTGATGAGCGATTTGATTTCTATCATCGACTAGAAGAGAAACTGCCTTTTGATCTTGAAATGTTCAACAAGATTACAAACGGTGGCTTATCGAACAAGACACTCAATGTAGCACTCGCAGGTACTGGTGTTGGTAAATCGTTGTTCATGTGTCACATGGCAGCATCGAATATCGCAGCAGGTAAGAATGCGTTATATATAACATTAGAGATGTCTGAAGAACGAATTGCAGAAAGAATCGATGCGAATCTGATGAACTTGCCTATTGGTCAGTTGAAAGATTTATCTAAAAGTATGTTTGATGATAGGATTAGTAAACTAAATGAAAAAATTCAAGGTAGGCTCATTGTTAAAGAGTATCCGACAGCATCGGCTCACGCAGGCCATTTTAAGTCCCTTCTCAATGAACTTAAGCTCAAGAGAAATTTTAGGCCTGACATTATATTCGTTGATTATCTCAATATTTGTACTAGCAGTCGCTTTCGTGCTGGCTCCAGCGCAAATTCTTACACGATTATTAAGTCCATTGCAGAGGAACTTCGAGGTCTCGCCGTAGAGTTTGACGTTCCTATTGTCACTGCGACACAGACTACTCGTGGCGGTTACAACAATTCAGATGTTGAGTTGACAGATACTTCAGAGTCTTTCGGTCTTCCTGCGACTGCCGACTTGATGCTTGCCCTTATTAGTACAGAAGAGTTAGAACAGTTAGGTCAAATCATGGTGAAGCAATTGAAGAATCGTTACGCTGATCCTACAACTAACAAACGATTCATGATTGGTGTTGACAGAGCAAGAATGAAACTGTTTGACTTAGAAGATTCGCAAGCAGGTCTAACTGACTCAGGCGCATCTAAGTACGATGATACACCAGTGTTCGACAGGAAAAATATAAAAACTGACTTCGATGGAATAAAGTTCTAAACTTTATAAATAGTGAGAAAGGGAGGTCTCACTATGGCTGAAGAAGAAAAGAAACAATTTCATCCTGCCGATACAAACGGCGATGGTCAAGTCAGTGAAAAAGAACACGAAATGTACATGGAGTTCAGACGCAAAGAACTCGAAGATAAAGATGCTCAGAGAGATGCTATTCGTAAGATGGCTTGGTTCTCTCTTTGTGGATTGTTAGTATATCCTATTGGTATTGCTATCACTTCATTGTTAGGCATGGAACAAGCAGCACAATTGATTGCTGATATTGCTCCTACATACTTCGCTTCAATTGCAGTATTGGTATCTGCTTTCTTCGGTGCTGATGCTATTAGTAAGAAATCATAATAATGCAATAAAAAGAAATTTATATTATGTGGAATGGAATATTTACTAGAGAAGTACAGAACGATAGGTATCCAATATTCGAAAGACTGTTTGGTACTGTAAAAGATAAGACCGTTATGGACTATGGAGGAAATAACGGTAATCTTTTACATTTCTCAGAAGGCGCTATTAAGCCAGAAAATTATACCTGTGTCGATTTAAACTTAGCCGCACTTGAAATGGGACAAGCAGAGTATCCTGATGCAACATGGATACTCTCTAACCGTTATAACTGGGTCTACAATCATGAAGGCGTATTAGAATTTCCTGAACTCTCCTCAAACTATGACTACACTTTTTCTTATAGTGTTTTCAGTCATACCTCTTTTAACGAATTAGTTGAAACTCTAAAGTGGATGCGCCAATTCAATCCAGAAACAATGGCACACAGCGTTCTACTTACATCTGATACTCCAATTGCTAATTGGTTTTGGCATCGCCGTGTGCAAGAATATGGAAGTTGCATTGACTATCGTGATAACATAAAAAACTGCCAAAATGTTTTTTCTGTAATGGACAACAATCTTATCGTTGAAAATCAGAAAAAATATGGTCAGTTTCCTCACAGACATATTATTACCTTTTACAAAAAAGAATGGTTAATAGAAGAATTGGCTAAAGAAGGTCTTGATGTTGAAATTGTGAAACCTCCTTATTGTTTTCAATCTTATATTGTGTGGAAAAAATGAAAAATTATATACGTTATTTAGATTATAAAGTTGATAAGAAATTACTTCTACAACAAGCAAATGAAGCAAAAGAGAGTGCTACTGGATATACTGATTCTAGGTATCCAGATATGAAATTAAGTGATTGGAAAATAGGACACTACACTAGCCCCTACATAGAACAAATTATGAAAGATTTTGGTGTTTCTGGAAAGCCTAGATTCTATTGGATGGAACCCTTCGCAAATGTTCCAACTCATATTGACAATGGCACACAGTGTAGTCTAAATTTTATACTTACCGAAAACGCTGCCCCAATCAAGATAGGCCCTTTAGGTATCGGTCAAATGTATCGTTATCAAGCTGCGCTTTTAAATACTACTGTTCCTCACTCAGTAGTGAATAACCACCACGAACGTATAATGTTGAAAATAAGCATATTTGACGAGACCTACGAAGAGATTGATACTAGAATACCCTTCAAAATGCCATCGTGGAGAGATGCTTAGCAAGCGTCTGCTGTAATTCCTAAGTCATTGATTTCATTGGACTTTTAGTTCTTGACAATAGACCCTTTCCTTGCTATAATATAGGCTTCTAAGTCATTGATTCTATTAGGCGAAAAAAAACGAAAATAATTGAAAATAATGCTTGACATTTGCCTCATTAGGTGCTATAATGTAAGCATAGAATGAAAAAACAAGCTGTGAGGGCTAATATTATGACAACTACTTGGAACCGTGACGATCTTGTTGGTTATATCTCAGACCGATACAAGGAGCTGAATGGCA